GTCGCGGCTGTTGTCTTCCCAGATGACGCCGACGCTGCGGGTGACGGGGCAGACCCAGAGGGTGATGAGTCCAGCGTCGCGGTCCAGGGATCGTCGGCGGACGACGAACCGGTGGCCGTGGTCGGGGTCGAGGCAGCCGACGGCAACGGTCCTCACTAGTCGACCGCGTCGTGGACGATGTTCGCGAACTCCTCGGAGCGGACGATGCCCAACGTGGCTTCGTGGGCGCCGGCTTGGGCGCGGGCGGTGTCGAGGTTCGCCATTTCCTGTTCCCGCCAGATGTTGACGATCTGGTCGTGGACGATCTGTTCGATGCGGGCGAAATCGGCGTCGGTCATCTCATCCTCCGGGGTGGTTGGGGTGTCGCCGTAGTTGCGGGGCCGCCACCAGCCGCACACTTGGCTGGTGTGGCGGTCGGATCGTTCGCGGACTTCGCCGCCGTTGTCGTAGGACAGCGACGACGTGTTCCCCTCCACGGCGGAGAACCAGCCGTCCGAGCTCGGGGCGGCGGACACGAGGCCGGTGTGGTCGCCGGCTACCCAGCCGTCGTAGGGGCCGCCGTCGACCACGGGGACGTTGCCGTCCCACCGCCAGGTTTCCCAGCTGAAGAGGACGACGTCGCCGGGTTGGAGGTCGACGGTGCGTTGCGCCTCCTGGGCGACCTCCCAGCCGTCGTAGCTGTGGCTGGTGCCGTTCGACACGAGGATGAACCCTTTGGAGCTGTCGATGGGGCACATCGGGTAGCCGGCCATCTCGCAACACCACGACACGAAACAGGCGCACCACGCGCCGTAGTTCGCTCCGTACCAGTCCCAGTATTTGACGTTGCCCCAGGCGTCTTCGGCGACGCCGATCTCTCCTCGGGCGACGGCGAGGACCTGGTCTCCGGCGGCGGTCACGCCCCGAAGTCCTCGACGCTGATCCACGACGGTGCTTCGGGGATGGCGTACACGGATGCGGTGCCGAGGTCGGTCGCGAGGTAGGCGATGAGGGTGTGGGCGCCGCCGGACAGGGCGACGACGGAGCCGAACGTGACGGTGCGGAACTCGGTGGCGACGATGTTGACGAGGCCTCCGGCGACGACGGTGGACCCGTCGCGGACCGACACGCGGGCCAAGCTCGAGACTCCGGCCTGGCTGACGGTCATGGAGCACATGACCCGCACCTGGCGGGAGGCGGGCAACGTGACCCCCGCCGCCAATCCGGGGATCGGCAGCGGCGTCGCCGCGACGGAACCCGACGACGCGACGACCGACCCGTAGGCGGGCGGGAACCCGGCGGGGACGTTCACCCAGGCGGTCCCGTTGTAGACCTGGATCGTGTAGGTGTCGGACAGGTAGCAGAGCATCCCGGCGGACGGGGCGGTGATCGCGGCGGCGCGGGCGGCGGCGTTCGCGAACACGCTGACGGTTTGGCGTTGCACGTAGCTGTTGAAGTCGGCGGCCAACACCTCCTCACCCACAACCCACGTTTTGAAAGGCATGATCCTGGCTCCGTTCTAGGCGGGGACCAACGACGCGAACCCGAGGACGAACCCGGCGTCGAGAACGTCGCGGGGGTCGTCGCCCATCGTGAAGACCGACTCGGCGGACAGGGGGGCGTTCGCCGCGATCAACTGCGGCGTCCACTCCCAACGCGAGTAGCTGATCTTGTGGGAGTAGCCGACGACCCGGCTGACGGTGTCGACGATGTGGGTGGGCCGGTCGGGCGGCGCCCACACGACGTGGACGAGGTCCTGCACGAGGCGGATGCCGAGCACCTGCGCCCACGCCTCCCAGCTTTTGGCGGCCACGGCGGGCAGGGCGGTGACGTCCGCCAACGCAACCTGAGGGTAGGCGTAGAGGACGACGACGTAGGCCGCCCAGTCGGCGGCCTGGGTGTCGTCGGCCAGGCCGAGGTCGGTGCGTTTGTAGTCGAAGGTGCCGTACTGGGCGACCGACGGCGCCGAACTGGCGGTCTGCACCGTCCCACCGGCGCGGCCGGCGTAGACGGTGTTACGCAGCTGGCGGTCCATGTTCGACGGTGACGCGTCGACGAGGATGTCGAGCGCCCCGGTGGCGACGGCTTGGCAGCCGAACGTGGCGACCGGCGCGGTGAGGGTCGACCAGGTGGCCCGGTTGAGCCAGCGGAGGCGGCCTTCGGGGTCGAAGTAGACGTAGCCGAGCTCGTCGTCGGTGGTGCGGTTCAGCAGCTCCCACGCGGACTGGGCCATCGTCGTAGCCGCCAACGTCACCGCGCTCGAGCCGGGCGGGTCGACGACTTCGCCGGCCCAGTCGAAGAAGGTGACGATGCGGGCGATCCGCTCGGCGGTCGTGTCGCCCGCGCCGGCAGGTGGCTGTTCGGGGCGGTCCCAGGCGACGAACTGTTTCGTGACGTCAGTGGCGACGAGCTCCGCTTGGCGTTCGGAAGGGCGGGGCGTCCAGTCCTCCCCCCAGCTGTCGGCGGTGCCGGTGAAGATCCAGAACCGTTCCCATTCGCCGGTGTCGCCGTCGACGACTTCGGCGAACGCCTCAACCGGCGTGCCGGGCACCAGCCTCGAGCGGCCTTGGAGGGCGTAGGGCGAGTCGCGGTTGAACGGGTCGAAGTCGCCGGCCGGGTCGCGGAGGGTGGCCGACAGGGTGGCGGCGTCGGCTTTCGAGAAGATCCCCTGACTCGACGTGGCCCCGCCTTCGATCGACACGTCGAGCGCCACACAGCTGAGGTCGACCCACAGGGATTCGGTGTCGATGTCGGGGTCGCCGGTGACGGCACCGGACAACACGTTGCCGTGGTCGAGCTGGTCGAGCGGGTCGGCGCCCATCGTGAACGCGTTGCCGGCGGCGAGGGCGGCCCGCAGCCAGAACCGTACGTAACCGCCCCAGAAGGGGCTGTGGGCGCCTCCGGGTGTCCCGGACGGCCATTCCATGCCGGGCACCCACCCGACGGCGGGGGAGCCGAACGTGCCGGCCCCGAACGTGCCGTCGCCGAAGCCGCTCATGGGACGGTGATGTCGCCCTTGAACGTGGCCCCGGCACCCGTCGTGATGTACAGGTCGTCGAACAGCTGGGTGGTGCTGCCGGCGCCGACGAGCGCGACCGAGTCGAAAACGGTTTTGGTGCCGGCGTTCTTGGTGTCGATACCGGTGAGAGCGATGACCGGTGTGCCGTTTAGGCGAACGGTTGCCGTCCCGGCGGTGTCGTGCAGCTTGGCCTGAACCTCGATGTAGTACCAGGTGGCAGTGGTGATCAGCCCGGCCGCGCTGGTGTCGAGGGGGGTGCTGGTTCCCCGGTTGAAACGTAGGGCCCCGGTGCCGAGCACGACGAGCGTGTCGTGGAAGGTGGCAGCGGCGTCGGAACTGAGCCGCATAATGTTCGGGTTGACGGCGATCGAAGTGGCCCGCCACGCGAAGCCCACGGTCACCGTGTCCGACTCGGACAGCGACGGGATCGTGTACGTGGCGATCGCCGACGAACCGGCGAACTGGGCGCCGGTTCCGTTGCGTCCGGCGACGATGGTCGGTGTGCCGGCGAGCGTCCACGGGGCGAACGTGAAGTTGGCGAACGGCTCGAACAGGACGTCGGTACCCGAGGCGACGACGACACCCGACGCCATGATCCCGACGTTGCTCACGACGACACGTCGCCGATCACGACCCACGTCGACGCGGCGACGCACTTGGCGGTCGCGGCGGAGTAGCGGGCCCGCAGCTTGAGGCCCGGTGTGGCGTTGACCGTCGCCCCGGACCCGGCGACGAAGGTGGGCTGTCCGACGCCGTACCAGAGGAAGTCGACTTCGGCGCCGGTCGGGAACGCCTGCGTTCCGTTGCTTGGGAGCGTTACGGTGACCGCCGCGGCGTTGGACAGGGTGACCATCGTGTTTTCGTCGGCGACGACGGGGGCGTAGGTGGTGCCGGTCTGGGCGTTGATGGTGCGCCGGGTGGGGGCGTAGGCGGTGGTGAGCGTCGCCCAGCCGACGGCGTAGTCGGTGCTGGCCGTCTTGTTGAGGACCTGGCCGGTTGTGCCGCCGGGGGGGACACCGACCGAGCCGGGCGCGATCGGCTGGAACTCGATTTTCTGGAACGGCACGTTCGCCGGGCCGCTGTGGTAGGTGACGGTGAGCTCCCAGTAGGTGCCCTTGTCGACGGCGTTGGCGGTGACGTTGTACTTCACCCAGTGGGCGGCGTCGTCGAAATCCTGGAAGTAGACCTGGGTGCCGGACACGATGCGGGCCAGGCCGATCGACACGTCCATCCCGTCGACCGACGTTTCCGACACCCACAGTTTCGTCGCGGCGGTTTGGGAGGCGTTGTTGATCCGCACCTGGGAGCCGATGACCGGTTCGGTGGTGTTGCTGTTGAACGTGTAGGAGACGTGGCCGGACACGCCGCCACCCGAACCCGGTGTCGCTTCCAACGTTTCGACCCGGTCGGTGAGCGCGTCGAGGTCGGTGTCCAAACCGGTGACTGTCGTCCCCAACGTGGTGACGGTCGAGTCGAGGGTGTTGACGGCGGCGTTGGTGCCGTTGTGGGCGGCGGGATGGTTGTCCAGCGAAACGGTCGCGTTCGCGTAGTCGACGGGCAGGGTCATGCGACACCTCTGATCGGCACGTCCAACGGGCCGTTGCGGGCCGTGTATCCCCGTAGGGCGTTCGCCACGGCCCTCTGTATCTGGGGGGCGTCCGCGCCGAGGCCGGTTGTCTGGACGGTGATGTTGATGGTCTGGCCCGAACCGAACTGCCTGCCGACCCCGGAGAACTGCTCGCCCTCATGGACCAACGCCATGCCGGTGCGGAGGACCATGCCGCCGCGGGCCAGGGTGGGAATGTTGGGGGTGCCGAACGTTTGGCCGCCGACGTGGACGGGCCCCCAGTCGACGGCTGGCAGCGTGAACTCGATGCCGTTCCACCCGCGGATGACGGCGTTGAGCGGTCCTTTGATGGCGTCGGCGATGCTGGACCCGACGCCGGCGACCCGGTCGACGACGCCGAGGATGAAGTCGGCGATGGCGTTGAACTTGTCGCGGATCCAGTTGTAGACGCCGGTGACGGCGTCCTTGATCGTGTCGAAGTTCCGGACGACGGCGAGGACGGCGAGGCCGATCGGGCCGGTCAGGATTGCCAACAGGAGCGGCCAGTTGTCCCGCACCCAGTTGAACACCGCGGCGACGGCGTCGCGGATCGAGTCGAAGTTCTTTACGACGAACGCGATCGCGAGCCCGAACGGGCCCATCAGGATGGTGAGCAGGATCGGCCAGTTGTCGGAGATCCAGTTGAACACCGCCTTCGCGGCGTCGCGGACCCAGCCGAACGCGGCGACGATCGCGTCGAAGCTGGCGTCGACGAAGTCTCGGAACCAGCCGACCTTCATGTAGGCGAGGACGACGGCGGCGACCAGGGCGGCGATCGCCAACACGACGAGGAGGATCGGGTTGGCGGCCATGACGACGTTGAAGACCGCCTGGATAGCGGTCCACACCCCCGTCGCCGCCGACGCCAGGGTTTGGGCGAGCTGGTAGGCCTTGACCGCCACGACCAGGCCGACGAGGGCGAGGCCGACGGGGATGATGACCGCCGAGTAGCGGGAGAACAGGTCCATGAGCGTCGACACGACCGGCAACAGCTTGGCGCCGACTTCCTCCTGCACCTCCCCGAACGCCAACGCCATCTTCTGGGAGCTGGTGACGGTCGCCTCGGCGGTCCCGCCGACCTGCTTCTCGACGGCGGCCAACACGACCTTCTGTGCGCCGAGCAGGTCGCCGGAGTCCTGCATCGCCTTGATCTGATCCTTCTGGGCGTCGGTGAACGTCACGCCCGACTTCGCGAGGGCGGCCATGCCCTTTGTCGGGTCCTCCAACGCTTTGCCCAACTGGACGGCGTTCGAGTCGATCGTCCCGAACCCCGCCGCGGCGAGGTCCGCGCCGGCGGCGGTGGCCCGGTCGAAGATCCCCGCCATCCGCGCCGTCTCCGAGCTCACGTTCCCGAACGTGGCGAGCTGCGCCTGGCCGGCAAGGATCACCTCGTCGTCGACAGCGATCCGCTTCGACAGCGAACTGGCGTAGTCCTCGGCGGCTTTGGCGGCCTGGCCGGTCGTGTCGCCCATGCTGGCCATAACGGCCTCTAACCGGGCGTTCGCCTGGGCACTCTCTTCGGCGGCCGCGAAGCTGGCTTTGCCGAACCCGACGATCGCGGCGGTGCCGACCGCGGCGCCGACGACCTTCCCGACCGAGGAGAACGACCCGCCCATCTTCCCGGCGGAGTCCTCGGTCTGTTGCATCGCCTTGAGCGCCTTCGTGGCGTCGCCGATGATGTCGACCTTGAGGATCGCGGTGCCGGCCATTCAACGTCTCCTCGAGCGGGCTTGGCGGTCGGCCTCGGAGATCAGCTCGACGGCGGTCACGGTGGCGCGGGGATCCTCTAACCACTCACAGGGGCCGGATCCGACTCGGATGGCGACGGCGACGGCCATCGCTCCGAGACTCCCTGCGGGGTAGGGCTGAGCAGCTCGGGATCCTCGTCGACCGTTTCGAGCGGGCCGGCGAGCTCGTCGAGGAACGTGTCGTAGTGGCGGGGGACGTCCATCCCTTGGCGGACCATCGCCGCGTGCACGACCCGGAACGTGGCGTCCATCGGGTGTTCGGCGTCCATCCGCACCGCCGCCCAGTCGCGGGCGTTGGTCTGCACCTCGACGGGGTCGCGGTCTTCGAGGGTGACCCCGAACCGTTGCCACCTCATGCGCCGGTCACCTTGTCGAGCGCCGCCTGCACGTCGGCGAGGTACTTCGGCAGCCAGATCGACTCGGTCTGCTGCGCCGCGTTGGATAGGAACGGCTGGGCGGCGATGTGCCGTGCCGGCCAACCCCAGTGGATCGGCGGCGCGTAGGGGACCGACGCCCGGCCGGCCATGACACTGGCCCGCCCGGCCGCCCGCGCCGGACGAATGGAAGACGCGAGGCGGCCGGTGCGGCGGGGTGCCATCGCGGCGGCCGCCGACGCGACGATGTCGCCGGCCGCCCGGTTGGCGTCTTTCAGGTCGGCGAGGTCTTCGCCGGCTTTCCGCATCGTGCGGGCCAGCGCGTTGAGGCCTTCGATCTGGACGCCGAACGACTGGTCCACGGTTAGGCCGCGGACGACGCGGCGGCGGAGCTGGTCGCGGTCACGACGGGCGGGGTGCGGACAACTTCGCTGGTCATGCCCCACTCGAAATCGGACGTGATGCGGGTGTTGACATCACCGCCGTACGTTTCGCCGGGCACTTCCAGGCGGACGGTGCCGGTGATGGTGGGCCCGTCGACGTTGGGGGTGTACGTGAAGGTCATCTCTTCGAGGTCGTGGTCCCACACGAAGTCGACGATCGACACGGTCGCCGTCCAGTCCTGGATGAACGTGCCGGCCAGGGCCCGCCCGCCGAGCTTCCGGCCGGGGGGGATCTGGTCGCCGCACAGTGTTTCGACGGCGTCGCCGTCGTCGTCGTAGCTGCTGTTGATGCGGACGTTCGTGACCTGGCAGGAGAAGTCGATCGTCGTCGGGGTCGTCCCCAACGACAGGACCCCGTCTTTCAACCTGGATTCGACGATGGCCATCGGTTAGATCCCTTCGGTGAGCGTGAGACGGTAGGCGGGCAGTGGGGGGGCGTCGGCGGACAGGGCGTAGGCCTGCAACGTGGCCTGCTCGACGGGGAGGACGGCGGCGACGGAGTCGACGAGGTCGTCCAATGCTTTGTGAGCGTCGGCGTTGCCGACACCGGGGACGAGCGCCCACAGCTCCCAGGTGGCCGTGTAACCACACGCGAGGTCGTAGAGGCGTGCTGGGGGGACGATGAGCACACAGGGCGGTGTGGCGGCCCTGGGGTCGACGGTGGCGGTGATCCCGTCGGCGGTGAGCTTGCCGGCGAGCTCGACCGCCCGCTCGTATGAGCTCACGCGATCACCGAATCCTGGTACTCGCCGAGCGACAGCAGGGAGCGGACTTCGGGGTCGAGTCGGGGGAGGAGCGATACGCCGATGTCGGCGAACGCGGCGATCCCCTGGATCGACCCGCGGCGGCCGTACAGGCGGGCGGCTTCGATGTTGGCGGCCTGGTCCGCCCGCGCCGCCCACGGATCAGCCGACGTGAGGTCGGGGCGGAGCGAGCGGACCAGATCATTCGCGGCGGCGACCGCCATCGCTAGGGCGTCCTCGTCGACAGTCGACGCGGGAGCTATCCCCATGAACGTCCTGACGGTGGCGACCGTGGCAGCCATGACTACGGCGTCACCGTGCACTCGGCGATCGCGGCGGGTTCGCCGACGACCGCGAGGCCGCGGGTTTCGGCGAGGAGGAGGAGCACGTTGCGGATGAAGTTGTCGGCGTGGGAATCCGACAGGTACACCTGCGCGGTCCCCCTCGTGAACAGGGTGACGCCCGCACTGAAGTCGCCGACCCACGCGGTCCCGGCCGGCACCGACGTCGACGCGATCGGCCGCAGCCCCCAGTAGGAGCCCTGCGACTGGGGTGTCCCGTTGGCGTTGACCATGACGAACACGTCGAGGGTGGCGTAGTCGGCTGGGTTCAACAGGACCGCGTTCGGGTTGCTGTAGCCGGCGGCCTGGACGGTGCCGATCCCCATCCGGATCGCGGTGAGCAGGTTCGACCCGGCCGGCGCGGCGACGGCGGGCAACGTCGCCGCGATGAGGTTCGCCGCGATGCTGTCCTCGATCGCCTTGACCAACCCTTGACGCAACCGGCCTTCGACGATCGACCGGATCTGGGGGATGTCCTCCAATGCCTGGCGGGTGATTTCCTTCCAGTGCGCCCAGGTGACGAGGGCGACCGACGACGCGGTCGCGGTCATCGCCGCCTCAGGCTTCAACGCACCCTCAGCGACGACACTGGCGGCGACCTGAGGGTTCGGCGTCCACTTCACGTAGGAGACGGCGTTCGCGGACGTCGACACCTTCCCGACGACGTCGAGCAGCGGGCTCGAGTAGGTGTAGGCGGGCGGGGTCCACACGTAGGGGGGGAGGCCGGCGGCGGGGTAGGTGCCGATCCCGATCGCCGCCCGGTTCTCCAAGTCGAAGGGGACGTCGATCGGGCGGGACGTGCCGGCGCCGGGATACTCCGTGAACGCGGCGGACCGGGTGAACAAGTCACCCCAGCCCACCTGCTCCGGAACCTGGGGGGTGCTGGCGCGGCGTTCGACGGCGACCGGTTCGGGGCGGGCCGCCTCGATCTGGGTGTTCAACGTGGCGAACGCCCGCTGCGATTCGGCGACCTCGTGGTAGCGGTGCAGCTGACGGTCGATGTCGGCGGCCCGCGACTGGAGCTGTTCGAGCATCGACTGTTCGACGTCGGTCAGGTCCCGCCCGGCCGCCGCCGAATCCTCGGCGAGCGTGTTCTGTTGGCGGGCGATGTCGGTGCGTTCGGCCTGGAGTCGTTCGAGAACGGCGATCATGCCGGTTCCCTCCGTGGACTGGGACACCCGTCGTGGGGCGTCTGCTCGGGTCCTACGGGAGCTTCAGGGAGCTGATCCCTGCTCAGTGAGCCGACCGTCGTCGGGAACTGGGGCGGGGGGCGAGCCGGTTGCGAACCGCAGCTATGTCAGGCCGAACGGTAAAGGAACGACGGCAGCGGGTCAAGGTTCACGACCGGCGGCGGGGGGAGCGGGGCGAGCAGCCGCTCGAGGTCCCCGCCGAGCCGGACCGCCAACACTCTCGCTCCCCCATAGGCGGGCAGCGCGACGGCGGACACCTCGACGAGGCGGGCTTCGCGGATCTCCCGCACCCCGTCCTTACCGATCGGCGCGTCAATCGGTTGGAACCCGACGCTGAAGCTGTCGACGTTGCCGTAGCGGAGGTGGTCCATGAGCTTGTCGCCCTCGGGGCCGTCCAGGACTTTGAACGTCCCGACTAGCCCGCCGGGCTCTTCCTCGAACCCGACCGATCGGCCCACCTTCACGCTGTGATTGTGATCCCGGAAAAGGGGGACGCCTGGGCCGCCTCGACGCTCGGGGTCGTGGTGATAGCCGATCGACCGGTTGAACGCACCCCGCCGGATCCGTTCGCCGTCGGGGTCGGCGACGAGGTAGGTGACTTCGTCGTAGGGGGCGACGATGCCCGTCACGGTCCGCTCCTCCTGTTCGACGTCGCGGACAGACATGGTCAACGCGTGCATCACTGCATCTCCCGTTCATCGACCGAGCCGACCGCGTCGGGCGGGCCGCCGCGTCTCAGCAGCTCGAATGACGCATTGAACAGGTCGGTCAGCGTCTCAGCGGTCGCTCGGGCGACCTGTCGCATCGTCTCGGAGGTCACCACGGCGGATGGTGTACGGCCGGTCATTACTGGACTCCCGCGGGTAGTGGCGGCCGGTCCTCGAGCTCGCGGACTTCGTCGATCGTCATCCACCCCGCGTCCAAAGCCGACTTGTACGCCTCATACCGGGTTTTCGTGTCGGCGCGCAGCAGGCCGTCCAACTTGATCTTCAGGTTCGTGCCCCGTGGGAGCTGCGCGTCGAGCTCGGATTCGATGCGCCGAATCCACGGTTGGAGGGTGAACTGGCGCAGCTCGATCATGCGGGACTCGACGTTCGCGTAGGTCGCGGAATCGCCGGGGACGCCGAGCATGTAGGCCGGGACGCCGAACGCGAGCGCCACATCACGGAGCGTCCACTCGCGGGCGTTGCCCAACTGGGCGTCGACCGGGCTGATAGCGACGGGAGTGAAGTCGGTGGTGGCGTTGAGGACGGCGATCGACCGTTTGTTGCCGCCGTGCTGGGACAGCCAGGCCGTTTTGAGGGCGGCGGCCTGGTCGGCGGTCATCGACGGCTGCGAGCTCTTGAGGTAGCCGGCGGGGACCCCGGAGGAGAACACGCCCGCCGTGTAGGCGCGGACGGCCTGGGCGACGCCGAGCTCGGCGGCGTGGCAGGTGAGGACACCCCGCCCGTGGAGGTCCCAGTAGGGCAACAGGCCCCGCAGGTGCAGGATCGTGCCCGGCTCCAACCGGACGTCGGACACCCAGTAGGCGCCGCCCTCGATGCGGACATCCTGGGGGTGGAGCTGCCACAGGGGCGGTTTCGGGGCGCCGAACGCGTCCCGGACCGGCACGTACACGTAGCCGTCGCCCCACCACAACGCGGCGACGATCCACTGCGCCCAGAACTCGACGGCGGCCAGGCGGGCGTCGGTGAGCCGGCCGGGGTCGACGACCCGCTCGTCGACCCGGAGCGACTGGGGGTCGGCCACCCAGTCGGGGGTCGGCAACAGCTCATAGCCGCGGAACACCTGCCACGGGAGGCCGCCGATCGTGTCGCAGATGATCGACGTGCACCGGGACACCGCGGGCAGCTGGGAACCCGGCACGGCGTTCGACAGCGGGTTGCCGTAAGGGCCTCCCGTCCCGTCCCCACCGGCGGGGCCCGTCCACCACAACCACGGCTGGTCGACCTCCCAGCCGTCGGGGTCGTTCAACAGGACGTCGCGGCCGTCCGTCGCCGTATGGACCCGGCCCACCTGCGTGCCGATCGGGGTGCCCAACGGCGACTGTTGCCGCTGCCACAACCACTTGCCCTTGCCCATCAGAACGCCGTCCAATCCTGCACGCTCGACGACGCCACCAGCGCCCGATGCTCGGCCCACAACGCCAACGACGCGGCGACGAGCGGCGACCCGCCCGCGCTGCGGCTCCACGTCCACGCCTGGCCGATCATCCGCCGCTCCGCCGACGCCGCCGCGGCGTCGAACACCGGCGACGACCGCACCCGAGCCGTGCCGGCCAAGACCGCGTCGTAGAACGCCGCCGACGCCGCGGTCAGATCACGTGTGGCAGGTACCGCCACCCGGTCGCCGATGGGCTGCAAATCGTTCGCCACGGTTCCCGCCGGGCCGCCGACGTCGACCGCCACCTTCGCGGCGTCGTCCTCGACGGCGACCTCCACCAGTCGTCGACCGGCGGCGTCGGCGGGAACCTGCTCGACGACCTCCACCACACCGCCCCGGCAACGGACAATCGTTGCCGGGGACCGGTCGAGCGGAACGTCTACCGCCAGCACCGGGCGGCCCGACCCCGGCAACGGGCCCGAATGCTCGCAGGCCACCCAACAGTCCTCCGGCAGCAGGCGGGCCGCGCCCTCGCCGCCCGCCCAGCGGTTGCCGTACTCGTGCGCGAACTGCCAGGCCGGCATCTGCTCCGCCGCCACCGCCAACGCCTCCCGCACCGGCCCACCTCGCCGCCCCGCCGCCGGATGCGCCGCCCACACCGCATCCAACAGAGCCCCCGCCGGGACGTCGACGCCGACGCCGTACTCGACCAAGGCGACATGGCCGCCGGTCTGCTGCGACGCCCGCGCTATCTCCATCTGCCGGGCCAAGAACATCGACTCCGGGCCGCCCGCCGTCGACGTAATCCACACCTGCCCGTCCCGCGTCGCCTGCGTCGGCAACACCGCCGCCATCAGCCCGTCGCCCTTGTGGGCATCAAAGAAGCGGGCCTCGTCGATGACCACCAGGTCGGTGACCGAACCGTGGAGGCTGTCCTCGGCGGGAGCGAAGATCCGTAACTGGCTGCCGTTGCTGAACTCGATCTCCTCCGAACCCACCCCCGACTTGACCCGGTAGTCCCACACCTCGGTCTGGACTCGATGGCGGAACGACGCGTAGCTCGCCTCCACCATCGGCGACGCCCGCAGCATCCGCACCAGCTCGCGGAACCGCAACACCGCATCCATACGGGACTGCGCCGTGTACCAAACCTGCTGACCCGCCGCTCGCATACAACGGTCGACGCAGACGACGAAATCAAGGCGGGTCTTCCCCGACTGGCGGGGCACGGACACAACCACCACCGGATACCGCCACCGGCCCGCCAGTCGCGACAACCCCACCCGGCCCGCCTTCCCCTGCCAAGGGTGCAACTCCAAGCCCAACAGGCGGCCAGTGTCCTCCAACGCCTTCGACTTATTTAGAGCTGGCGACATAGCAAGCGGCTTGGCGCTAATCGCAGTCGCCATCATCAATGGTCCATCGACATCAGAGCGAAAATAGACAGGGGCGCAGGCCTCTTCTTCC